CGGAGATGAACCTGTGTGCCTACAGCGAGGATCTATCCGCAACGTCTGGAGGGTGGGTACGCGACGGTCTCCAGGCGTTCGGCTCCGGCAGCACCGTCAACGCAGCGGTTGCTCCCAACGGCACGACCACCGCTGACCTCATCACCGAGACCTCGGTCAACGGGGGGCACGGGATGTACTCAAACGGGAACGGACTGAATCTCACCTACGGCACCCAGTACACGATCTCGCTGTATGCCAAGAAGCCTACGTCAAATGCGCGTGAACACGTTTCCGTGGGCGTTGCCGCTGGTGGACACGGGTTGGTCGTGTTCAACCTGACCAACGGGACGTACACGACCAATGCTGGCTGGGCAAGCATGACCCTGCACTCGTACAGCATTCAGAGCGCTGGTGACGGCTGGTACCGATGCATCGTCACGTTCTCAGCCACGGGCTCAGGGACCACGGGAACCGGGTCCATCAGAATTGGACCATCCACCGCGTCACCCACGAACTACTTTGGCTTCCCTTCCTACCAAGGAGACGGAGTCAGCGGTGTCCTGATCTGGGGAGTCCAGTTGGTTGCCGGGTCGTCTGCGCTGCCTTACGCCACCACTACCACGGTAGCAACCGTTGGCACCCCGCGCATCACCCACGACCCCGTCACGCTGGCACCGCTTGGTCTGCTGCTGGAGCCCCAGGCAACGAACCTGTTCGTATACAGCGAAGCCCCGGTTACGGGTTCATATGGAACTTTTGGCGCGACAATAACGGAAAACAACGCAACGAGTCCAAGCAACACAACGACTGCCGCCCGGTTGGCCGAAAGCAGTGGAAACGAACCGCATTACATGCACACGGGCACGATCTCTTTGACCAACGCCGTGCAATACACGTGGTCTGTGTTTGCAAAGGCGGGAACCAGCACGGTGCTGCAACTGTTTGCGTTCACCGGCGGCGCGGTTTCAGACAACGATTGGGCTAACTTCGATCTGACTAATGGCGTTCTCGGATCGGTCGGAACCAACGTCACCGGAAACGATGCGACCATCGAGAACTTCGGGAATGGCTGGTATCGCTGCACGTTGACGTTCACGGCCACGGGGACAGCAAGCGCGCAGTTCGCCTTCTCGCATACCAACAACAGCACGACGGCAGCGCGAAGGCCCGTGTACTCCGGGAACGGATCGACCCGAACCCTCTTCTTGTGGGGCTGGCAACTGGAAGCAAACAACACCGCCACCTCCTACATCCCCACGGCTGCCGCCACGGTCACCCGCAACGCGGACGGTTGGAACCTGCTGGGAACGGACATGTCAACCATCTGGAACCAGTCGCAGGGTTCAATGGTTGCCAGCGGTCGTCCGTACACCCCGTTCACCAGCGGCGGCTTCGTCCGGGCTGGCGTGGGAGGCACAAACGCCAACGGATATTTCACTTCTGTCACCAACAGCGGACGGCGTCCTGCGATTCGTGTGGCGGGAACAAACTTCTTCAGCGGCCCGACCGGAAGCCCCACCAGCGGCGAGTACTACAAGTCTGGCTACGCCTACAACCAGGCAACCCCGGCCTTCACGGGCTTCGTCAACGGAACGGCAGGCACGACCCTCACCAACAGCCTGAGCGCGGTCACGGTGGACAAGTTGGAACTCGGTACCCGCATCGAGAGCAGCATGTCGAGCGGGAACATTGGCCTCGCCTCCAGCCCCTACATCATTGAACGCTTCCGCTACTGGAACACGGCCCTGTCCAACGCCGACATGTCCACCCTGACGACCTAAAGGACCCCCATGAACGACCTGTACCTGAAGACCGACGACGAAGCCGAGATGGCCTGGGCGCTCATCGAGGCTGGGGTCTGGACCGAGGACCAGGAGCCCACCGGGGTTGCCTGCGTGGATGTCATCGGGGAGATCCCTGCGGTCTTGGCCGAGGACGGCTCCGTGCTGGTCCCGGCCAAGGACGGCTGGCATGTCAACCTGCGCCCCATGCAAGAAATGACCGAAGCACAGTTGTCCATGCTTCCGATCCTTGATCCTCCTCCCGCAAACCCAGTAAGAGTATGGTTCTGACATGAACAAGGAAACGCTGGAGAAGATCCACGGGGCCCTGGCCCAGGAACTCCTGAACAAGGTCCTGAGCGGGGAAGCCACGGCCACCGAACTGAACGTGGCCCGTCAATTCCTGAAGGACAACGGGATCGACTGTGCCCCGCAGGCCAATGCGCCGATGCTGCAACTGGCCAAGTTGATGCCCTTCGATGAAGAGGCCGCGTGAGCGAACTTGAACGCAAACTCAAGGACTTCAGGAACTTCGTCTACCTCGCCTGGGATCACCTTGGGCTGCCGGAGCCGACTCCTGTCCAACTTGACATCTCCCAGTACCTGCAGAAAGGTCCCCGGAGGCGGGTCGTCCAGGCTTTCCGTGGCGTGGGCAAGAGTTGGCTTACTAGTGCTTACGCTGTGTTTCGGCTGCTGCACAACCCCAGGCTCAACATCCTGGTGGTCTCGGCGTCGAAGCAACGAGCGGATGACTTCTCGACCTTCACCCTGAGGCTGATCAACGAGATCCCGCTGTGCCAGCACCTGAAGCCCAGGGAAGACCAGCGAAACTCCAAGATTGCCTTCGATGTCGGTCCTGCGCCTGCGTCCCAGGCTCCCTCGGTCGTCTCCAAGGGCATCACCAGCCAGATCACCGGGTCACGTGCCGACCTGATCATTGCCGATGACGTGGAGAGCCTGAACAACTCTGCCACCTTCCTGATGCGGGAGAAGTTGCAGGGGTCGATTGCCGAGTTCGAGGCAGTCCTGAAGCCCGGTGGAGAGATTCTGTTCCTCGGGACCCCCCAGACGGAGCAGTCGATTTACCACGGGCTGCACGAAAAGGGGTACGACACCCGGATCTGGCCTGCGAGATACCCAGAGGAGCGCCTGAAGGTGGCCTTTGGAGGCAAATTGGCCCCTACGTTGGCCGAGGGCACCCCTGGAGACCCCACGGACCCCAGGCGATTCAACGCGATTGACCTGATGGAGCGTGAGGCGGCCTATGGGCGCACCGGGTTTGCCCTTCAGTTCATGCTGGACTCGACGCTCAGTGATGCCGACAGGTATCCGCTGAAGTTGTCCGACCTGATCGTGCTGGGCCTGAACCCCGAGAACGCCCCGGAGAAGCCGATCTGGGCCGCGAACGTCAGCAACGTGGTCAAGGACGTGCCCTGCGTTGGCTTCAACGGAGACCGTTACTACGGCCCGATGGACATCCTGGGCAAGTGGATCCCCTACGAGGGTGGAGTCATGGCCATTGACCCCTCGGGTCGTGGCGACAACGAGACCTCGTATGCCGTGGTCAAGATGCTGAACGGGTTCCTGTACGTGACTGCCGCAGGCGGTCTCAAGGGTGGCTATGCGCCCGAGACCATGGAACGTCTGGTAACCATTGCAAAGAACCAGAGCGTCAATCGGATCATCGTGGAGTCCAACTTCGGTGACGGCATGTTCACGGAACTGCTGAAGCCGTACCTGGTCAAGATCTATCCCTGCACCACGGAAGAGGTCCGGCACAACATCCAGAAGGAACGCCGGATCATCGACACCCTGGAGCCTGTCCTGAACCAGCACCGCCTGGTCTTCGACACCGGGGTCATCCGGGATGACTACGAGTCCGTGAAGCAGTACGCCACGGAGAAGGCCCTGACCTACAGCCTGATGTGGCAGATGTCCCGCATCACTCGGGCCAAGGGAGCCCTGGCTTACGACGACCGCCTGGATGTCCTCAGCATGGCCGTTGGGTTCTGGGTGGAGCAGATGGCCCAGGATGTCAACCGGAAGATGGCCATCCGCAAGGAAGAACTGCTGGATCAAGAACTGGAACGGTTCATGGAACATGCCGTGGGTCGCAGACCCGGGGGTACGACATGGATGTAGACGACCCCGACGAGTGGGCCACCCTGCTGGTTCACCACGCCTGCCTGGTGATCCTGAAGTACGAGGACCATCTAAGGAGCAAGACCGGGTCGCTGGCGGATGCCAAGGCACTGGCCAAGGCCATGCGTGAACTGAAAGAAATGGTGCCCGACGAGGTACTGGAGGTGATGCGTGGCTAGTCCCTGTGATGGCAAGAAACTGAACAAGCCCTGGAAGACGCCTGGTGGCTCGAAGAAGTCTGCCGTGTGCGTCAAGGACGGAGCCAAGACCAAGATCGTCCGATTCGGTGATCCGAACATGAAGATCCGGAAGAACGAGCCTGGTCGCCGCAAGAACTTCCGGGCCAGACACAACTGCGACAACCCGGGTCCGAAGACCAAGGCACGTTATTGGTCATGTCGGGCTTGGTAAGAAATCACTACAGATATTTCTTTCTGTAGTGACTTTGTGTCAAAACGTCTACCGTTACCTCAAAAGACCTACGAAACGTCACATTCAGGAACTTTCACATGCCCAAGCAACTCAAGAAGATGGTCAAGGGAATGACCCGTGAGGGAATGGCCAAGGACCGTGCCTACGCCATTGCCACTGCCGCACTCCAGAAGAAGGGCATCATGCCCATCAAGAAGCGGAGCAAGTGATGTGTGGGCAGATGCAGCAGAGATCCCAGGGCCAGTTCTTCTCCACGCCAGCCATGGAGCAGATGGAACTGCGGAGGAAGCCCCTGACTCAGCAGGAGCAGCGCCAGCGCCAGTCCGAGGCCCAGGCATGGGAACACTCGGGTCTGGGCAAAACCAACCCCTATGAGCGCCTTCCCCAGTCCCGTCTTGCCATCGTCAACCGCCGACGACAGGCCATGATGCCCCGAGGACCTTATGGCCGACCGTGACTACAAGGAAGAATACCGGAAGTACCACGGGACCGAGAAGTACAAGAAGGACCGTGCCTCCAGGAACAAGGTCCGGAGACTGGCCATCCGCAAGGGCAAGGTCCGAAAAGGGGACAACAAGGACATCGATCACAAGAACGGGAACCCCCGGGACAACCGTGCATCGAATCTACGGATCGTCCACAGGTCGGTGAACAGAGCCAAGAAGTAGGAGGTTCCCATGGTGATCAAGTGGTTTCCCTACGAGATCCCCGTGGTTGTCACCAAGATGCCGGAAGATGAGTTTGGGGAGTTCTTCTTCTACCCTTCCCCCAAGATACACCTGTCTCAAGACCTACAAGGGTGTATACTAAGGGGAACCCTGTTACATGAGATCCTGGAAATGGTGAATGAAGTACATGACCTAGGTCTGACCGAAAGCCAGATCAGGACCCTGGAAGTATCCCTGGGTCAGATCATGGGTCAGAACCCCACCCTAACAGATACCGTCTTCCCTCCAGGATCCTCTGAGAGCGATCCGGGAGACGAGGATGACTCCGAGGCCATCCGAAAGTCTAGAAGCGATCCTGGGGCATCCTAGGCCCCTTAGAAGCCAAGCCCTTGGGTAGACCTCCCCGTTGATCCAACATCTCGCCCCCACTCCTAGGTCGGTTGGGCCAATAACACGATCTCTGGATAACCAGAGTATGTGGGTAATGGGAATCCCACACGGAGGAAGGTCAAGGCACTGGACGTACTTTTGGGAAAAAAATGTGTAAGGGTT